CCTTCTAATGCTGTTGCACCATCAGTTAAATCCGTTATAAGGTGTACATGATCTGTTTTAGCTAAAAATTCTATGTGAGCAGTAATGTCATCTACACCATACCCTAAGTAAATGGGAAATTCACATTCTCTATAAGGTAATCCTATTTTATTTTTCTTGCAATTAGCTTCTACTTGTATCCCTACAATACGTTCTATTTTGTTGCTCACTTTTTTATGCTTTTTAATTTCTTTTAACCAAAGTACTTGAGAAGCATAAAAATCTAATGCTTTTCCTCCAGATCGAGAGTACTTGGCTCCTGCCATTACACCAATATTTTCTCGTATTTGAGAAATTATCATTATATGGATATTAGTTTTTTCTACTTTAGAAACTAATCTACGAAACAACTCCGATAGCTTTTTGGGTTTACCTGTGCCGTAAGAACCTTCATCAATTTTACGATCAAGTTCTGCTCTATCAGATAAAGCATCTAAACTATCTAGAATAAAAAGACCAGGTTTTTTATTCTCTAAATGTTCTTTAATTACATTTTCTAGTATTTCGTAAAATTCTTCTACTGTGTTTTCATCTTGATCTATAAAATCTATTTTATCTACAGGCATTCCCAATGCAGCAGCATAATCTTGATCAAATGCTGCTTCTGATTCCATGTAATAAATTTTGCCTGAAGGATATGTAAGACTAAAGTTAGTGCAGGCTTCCATAGCTAGTAGACTCTTTCCACTGCTTTTGTCGCCTACTACATTTGAGATACGTCCTAAAGGCCAACCTCCTCCAAGAACACAATCTAATAGTTTGCAACCACTATGTATGAACTTAATGTTTTCTTTTCCTACACGAGTAAAATAAGAACCTATAGTAAGTTTAGGTTCCTCTTTAATTTCTATTACAGCACTCTCTAATTTTTCGGTATCTAAAGTTACACGACCATTCATACTAATTACCTTCAGATGAGTTTAAGTAAATAAAAAGAACCCGGCTCTTAGGCCGGGTCCTTTATTAGTACAGGATTAACTGCGCCGTCTGTTGCGTAGACTTTCTAGTCTGGAACGTCTAGATGAACTTTCATCTTCAGTAGCAGTTTCTTCCTTTTCTTCTTCCTCTTCTGGAGGCTCTTCTTTCTTAGGAGCAGGCTTTACTATTTTTTCTTTCTTACGCAATCCCAATGTATCACAAATAGCATCTGCTAAATCTTGATCTGTATCAAAATTAGCTGGATCTAAATCTAATCCTGCTTCGTCTAGTAAATCATCTAGTTCTTTACTAGACATTTCTTGCACTTCTTCGTAAGTAACATCTACAGATTTAGAAGTTTTTGTAGCAGATTTTTCTGGTTTACGAGTAGGAATCTTATCCTCTTCTTCCTCATTTGCTACTGTAGATACGCCTGAAAATGCTCTGGCTATCTTTTCAAACGGATAAAAGATCAAAGTACTCGGTAATGGATTTTCCTGAATGTATTCCCATTGATCGTCAGGCATTTCAAGTACACTTGAACGACGAGCTAAAGTAACGCTGTACTCTGTTCGCTCACCTGAGCCGTTGCGTGTTACTTTTACATCGAAGCCTTCTTCGGGATCATCTACAGGGAAAAATTCCTGTGTACGTGCATCCGTAGCTTGGATCATAATTTCTTTATCTACGGTCCAAGGTGAAGCCCAGACTTTAATTCCTTCTTTTTCTTTATCACGATCTATTAAGTAGAAAAGAACACGCTTAGTAGGACGAAGCTTCTTAGCGTAATCTTTATCGCCTTCTGCTTCTGCTTTTAAACGCTCATCACAAATGGGACACTTTTTACCTTGCATCTTTTCAGGGCAAAGATACGCAGCATTATCAGGTCCTACATTGTAATGGACATAAATATCGTATCCGTAATGTTCTGGAGCTTCCCAAGTAGGGGGCAAAATACGGATTAAGTTTTCGCCTTCTGTGGGTTTGAAAAATACTAGATCGTCTCGAATATAATTGTCACGAGAACTAGAAGACTGTTCTGCACGGCGACGAGCCTGATCGTAGTTACGCTTCTGATATTTAAATTTCTTACTCATTGAATTATCCTCAATCTAATCGCTTATGCACAATAAAGTGCTGGTGCTTGAAATAGCAGAGTCAAAGCCCTGCTTAGTAATTATACCTAATTTTTTTGGTGGACGCTATGTTGCTTTTCAGCAGCATCTATAGCCGCAATAGCAGATCTACGAAGTTTGCTACGTTTTATTTGATACAATGTATTAAAGTATGCCAGTAGAGTTACTCTAACAAAAGCATACCAAAGTATAAATCCTGTAATTCCCACTAATAAGATTTTTAGTGTATAAAGGATGTAATCTAACATAGTTGGTGTCTACAATTGTGCTCGTTCTTTTCTTCTTGTTGACATTCTCTCTCTACGAGCTTGTTGTTGGATTTCCTCAGTGTCAGTAGAAGATCTTACAGAAATTTCTGCAAAGTACCCTGACACGTACAAGGACGCCATCTCTCTTAACATGTATCCTCTTTGAGTAAAGGATTCTTTTAATGCTAACCATTTTTCAGCATTAGCTTTTACCTCTAGGTATTTCTCCTTCAATTTTTGGACATCCTTATCCTGTGCAACTTCGTTTTCAAGAAGTGCTTCTGTTATTTTTCTTCCTTCCTCTGTAGCTTCCAATCGTATTGCTAAATAAGTATCTGATAAAAGAGTATCTAACTCATACTTTATTTGATCCCTTTCAGATACTGCTTGTGCAGTACCGTCAGCAACGTGATAAAATATCTCAGCTTGGACTTCTATAGCTTCGTCCAAATGATTTTTATCAATTATAAGAAATTCTTTTAAATACTCTATAGTTGACATTACTCTTCCTCAGATTCAAATATTAAACTTCCTAATGCTAGTAATAACGGTGCTTTCTTTTCCGAAGGATTCCAAAATCCTTTAAAAGCATTTAGTACGTTGAGTATATGTACCGCTTTTGCTTCGTCAGTAGTTTTTAATAGTCTATTAGTCATTAGACTAATAATCTTAAGTCGGATAGTTTCTGGTGGTAAATCTTCTAGTTTATTAACTAGATTTACAGCTTTAGGCCAAGAAAGATTGCTCTTAAAAAGTAAATTACAAAGTTCTAAAAATGGAACACTATCATCTATTGATTCTAAAATGTCTCTTAATTCTTCTATACTTTCTGCTCCCTGCGCCTTACTTAATAAAGTAAGAGCTCTACGAGGAGATCCTTCAGCAGCTTGAGCAATTAAGTCTAATTCTTTTTCATTTAGTGTAAGTTTTTCAGATTCGGCTACTATAGATAAAAGATCAAATAGATTATCTCTAGTTACGTTGCGAAAATTAAATTGAGTGCAACGTGTTTTAATCGTATCAGGAACTTTATCTTCCTCAGTAGTACAGAAAATAAAGTACACATGAGAAGGAGGTTCTTCACTAGGTTTTAGTAATGCTTGCCATGCTTGTTTAGATAAGGAATGACACTCGTCTAATATAATTACACGGGTAGCATTTTCACCAAAGCCTTTGTAGGTTAAGGTGGATGTTAAATTTCTGATACCTTCAACACTACTATTAGAAGCTGCATCTATTTCGATTAAATTAGCAGGCTCACATTTTAATTTTTTTGCTATGATTCTTCCTACAGTAGTTTTTCCTACTCCTGAAGGTCCTACAAGTAAATAAGCATGAGGCCAATTACCTTTCTTTTCTATATTCTTTAAAGATGAGATTATATGATCTTGACCGATTACTTCGTCAAAATCCTGTGGTCTATAAAATACATGGAAATCTTCATTCATTACATTTTTGCTTCTTTTAAAAATTGTTTAAGGTCAGCCTTAGAAAAAGAATTTACATAAAGTTCTATTTCTTCAGGAGAAAGTTCCTCTGGAGATTTTATAAGCAATACATTAGATGATAAAAAGTTATTGTTATTATATCTACATCTTAATGACATCGCTGTATATATTCTACCTATCTCAGAATATAGATCTGGTTGAAATTGAGAAGCAATTTTAAAAGCATTTACTGCTTCTTTAGTTCCATTAACAAAATGATCTGGAAGTTCTTTAACATAAAAAGAATCCACTTTTACATGGTCTTCTAAAAAATCTGCTCGCAAAAGAAAGAGGTGTATAAACATACTGCATTCTCCTGCAGTTACATATTTATACCTAAGATTTTACTTATATACTAGGTATTTACTTTGTACTTTATATATTATACTAAATTATTACGAATACAAAGAATACCTTTACAATGCCATAAATTCTTCAGGATTATGAAGTTTTTTGTCTACTTTCATAAATTCTGTAGAAAAATACGTTCCTATTTCTTCTTGATCGCACCAATTTTTTCCTGCTGAGATC